GTATAATATGGCTAACGCTATTAACTGGGGAGAGATTTATTGTAGTACTTGGTTCGGCGATGTGTCGAATGAGTCAACTCTTCATATTAGTAGTCAGCCTAATTGTTTCGTTTAAAATATGGCAGCAAGACCTATTACAGATTGGTACGGTAGAAATGATATAGGATGGGGTAAAACCTATGAGATCGTTCATGCGGGTAACGTAAACGAGGCTAACTATTGGGGTTATATTTACCCTTTTAATTTCGACGGTAGTACTTTTGATGTATCTACTTCGGCAGTAACGGCAGATAATAATATATATACGGCAGATCAAACACAATTTTAAAATAATATAAAATGGCTAAACAACCTATAGATATTGGAACTTCGGCAAACGACGGGACGGGAGATGCCCTTAGAGTCGCTTTCGATAAAACCAATGATAACTTTAACGAGATCTACGCAGACGATTTCGTAACGACTGCAAGGATAGCAGACGACGCTATTACAGAAGCCCATTTAGACGCTACTAACGCTGCAGTAGATAACTACGTTTTAAGTTACGATAGTGCTTCTAGTGGTTTTACATGGGTGCAACAATACGACGGAGATATAACTGGTATCGTAGCTGGAGACGGTCTTACGGGAGACGCTACTTCTGGAGATGCTTCCCTAGCAGTAGGAGCGGGAACTGGTATAACAGTTAACGCAGACGATATCCAAATAGCAGAAGGAGGAGTAGATACTTTACAACTAGCTGCAGACGCGGTAGACGGTACTAAAATAGCAGACGATAGTATCGATAGCGAGCATTATGTAGACGGATCTATAGATACTGCGCATATAGCAGACGACCAAATTACTCATGCTAAACTAGAAGGTAGATATACAGAGATACAAGATATAGCTACTACTACAGGAACTATTGCTTTAGATGCTTCTTCTTACGCGGCATTTAATTTAACGGGAGCTTTAGGTACTGCGACTTTAGATATACAAAACCTTAAAACGGGCCAAGTAATAGATATTATTCTTTCTGGTAGTTTATCTAGTGCGGTAATTACTTTATCCGCTAGTACATTTACTACAGTAGCTATTAATAAAGTAGGTAGTACTAGTTTAGATACGGCAGCTACTAATATTTTACAAGTGCTTTGCGTAGACGATACAGACGCGGACGCTATTTTAACTTGGGCAGTAGCCTCTTACGCATCAGGAACTTCAGTATAAAAATAAGATATGAAAGCAATACAAATAGACGGATCAATAAAAAGATACACTACCATTCCTAAGGCATGGGGTAATGTAATTACTGGTTTTAACTTATTATCTTCTTCCGATTGGGAGGCTGCAGGATTTTACGACGTAGTTACTCCTAGCTACGATTCAGCAATTCAAAAGTTAGGAGACCTTGAGTGGGATGCAGATAGTAGTACTTTCACTTACCCTGTAATTAATAAAACTTGGACACAAACAGTAGCTGAACTTAAAGAGTCAAAGATTGCAAACTTAAAATCTATATACAATAGAAAATTAGCAGAAACAGATTGGTACATTATTAGAGCATCAGAAGGTGGCACAGCTACGCCTCAATCTATATTAGATGATAGAGCAGCTTTAAGAACTGAATGTGGAACTAAAGAAGCGGAGATTAATGCTAAAACAACTAAAGCAGCAGTAGTTTCTTATTCTTTACCAAATCTTGACTAAATGGGATTTAATAAAAAATTCTTTACAACAGGAGGTATAGTAGCTTCCACACCATCTGCACCTGCAGCAGCAGCATTCGACGCTTTTCAGAACTTCGAGACCGTAACCTATACAGGAAACGGAGGTACACAGAAGATAACAGGGTATATTAGAAAGGGTGCTTCTTTTAATGGGAGTAGTAGTTATATTTCGGCAGATAATATATTAGATACATCTTCTGCTTTTACTTATTCCTTGTGGATTAATCCAAACACAATTTCAACCCTTGATTACTTAATAGGTCATCAGCAAGCAGGTAGTCCTTATGCGGGAGTTTCTTTATTGGGAAGTGGTTCGAATAAACTATTTTTATCTATATCGGGCGGAACTGCACAAGATATGACACCATCACTAACATTAGGTTCTTGGTCGCATATTGTATTGACTCACGACGGTAGTGGTAATTACACTTGTTATACTAATAACAATGGAAGTCCAATTACATATTCAGGAGCAACAAGTAATAATAGTTCTAATCCTTTTAGAATTGGATTTTCAAGCGTAGGTGGGTGGGGTTACTTTGATGGAAAAGTAGACCAAGTCAGAATATTTAACACCGAACTAAATTCAACACAAGTAGAACAATTAGCAGACGAAGAATATGGAGATGCTGAAAATTCAGTTACGGATTTCTTTGATGATGGTTCAGGTGTTGCTTTATATGAGTTAGATGAGGATGCTTTAAGCAGTAACTTCGAACAAGGTGTAGATTTTAATGGAATTGCAGCAAGTAATAGGTCTAAAATACTTACAAGTGGATTAACTACGTACAATGACTTTAGTATAAGTTTTTGGATGAATTCTGATGATTTTACTTATTATAGGATTATGATGGGAACTTCGGATAGCTATAACACTCAAGCAGGATTTGGAATAATGACAGGATTTCCAAATAACGGCGATTTAACCTTTAGAGCTTCAGCTGGTAGTGGAGGTGTGGATATAACAGCTACAGGATTAAGTGATGGTACTTGGTATCACGTTGTAATAACTCAAGATAGTTCTACTACAACCAAAAAAATATATATTAATGGAACTTTAGAGGATACAGATACAACTTCTACAATCGCAAATGGACAGGGATATTCTTTAATATTAGGTGGTTATAGTATTTATGACAATAATCCTTATGATGGAACACTTGACCAAATAAGAATATATAGTAGTGCATTAGACCAAACAGACGTAACTAATTTATATAGAGAAAATAATATACCTACAACAAACCTTGTTACCCATTACACTTTTGACAATACTTATACAGACCAAGTAGGAAGCAACAACGGAACTGCATCTAATACAACATTTGTAAACGGAGTTTATGGAGGAACACCTACAAACGTAAACTTTTTAGGTATGGCATTCCAACCTGATTTTGTTTGGATAAAGAATAGAGATTCAAGTATTGCAAATCACTATTTGATAGATTCAGTAAGAGGTATAGGCTCTTCAACATATAAGTTTATAAGTTCTGATTTGACAACTGCAGAAAATACAACAACATTAAGCCACGTAAACAGCATTGACTCAAACGGCTTTACGGTACAGTCTCTTCACGTAAGAACAAATAAAAATGGAGATGACTACGTAGCTTGGTGTTGGAAAGCAGGAGGTGCAGCAAATACTTATAATGTTTTAGAAGGTGGTACTGTAACTTCAGATTCTACTGCAAGTGGTGCAGGTATTACAGCAGGTAGCATAACAACAGGATGGGAGGTATCTGCTAATAGAGATGCAGGGTTTAGTATTGTGAAGTGGACTTCAGATGGTTTTTCAGGAATAAGAACAGTAGGAACAGGGCTTAATTCTTCACCTGAACTTATTTTAGTTAAAAATACAGATATTTCTGATAATTGGGCAGTGTATTCTACTACTTTAGGAAATAATTTATTTTTAAGATTAAATACAACCGATTCACAAATAACAGGAACGAACTATTGGTCTACAAGTGCTACAACTTTTGGTGTAAGGCAAAGTTCGTTTTTTAATAATGGAGACAAAGGAATCGCCTACTGCTTCCACTCCGTAGATGGGTATCAGAAAGTGGGGAGTTATAGCGGAAGTAGTTCAACTGTAACAGTAACAACAGGATTTGAACCAAGATTTGTAATAATAAAAAGGTATGATTCGGGAAGTGTTGCTGATTGGATTATGTATGACCAAGTAAGAAGTAGCGGTACTGATATGGATGATTATTTAGTACCAAATGATTCTATAGCGGAACAACAAAATAGTGCTATTGACATAACCGCTATCCCAACAGGTTTTACAGTAGAATCAGGAAATTGGCAAGGTATCAATACAAGCGGTGGAGAATACATCTATTTAGCAATAGCATAAAACAATGGAACAATTGAAGATATACGGATTCAACGCAATAGCATTAGCAATATCAATAACAGAGATTAATCCTTATCTTCAGACAATATCTTTACTGTTAGCAATAGGGTACACAATTATACAAATAACAAAGAAACTAAATGGCAAAAATTGATTTAGACGGAGACGGTAAAGCAGACGTATCGATTAGCGTTACGCAAATAGTAACTTTATTAGCTATGTTTGCTTCTATAGTAGGATCTTATTATACTTTAAGTGGTAAGATAGAGGCTAACCAAGTAGGAATTAAAAAGCTAAAAGAAAACGAGCAAAAGTATACATGGCCTAACCAAAGAAAAACTGAGGAAGAGGTAAAAGCCCTAGAGTCTGAAATGAGGGCTTTCATGAAAGATATAGAATACCTAAGAAGAGATATAGATAATAAAAAAAGATAAATATGAATACTTTAATAATTATAATTACTATTTTAATGTTTGCTACCGCTATAATGATGGGGTTAACTGTTTACGGATTATTTACTGATAAAGACAAGGATGGTATTCCTGATGCTTTAGAAGATAAATTTAAAGAACTAAAAGAAGAAATTAGTAAACTAAAAAAATGAGGTATTTTACTCTTAGCGAGTTCGACTGCCCTTCTCTTTTGGAGTCGGGAATTAACATGGACAGAGCCTTCCTCGATAAACTTGAAGAGGCTAGAGAGTACGCGGGGATCCCTTTTAAAATTACCAGCGGATATAGAACTAAGAAGCATAACGAGGAGCTTAGAAAAAAAGGATATAAGGCCTCTGCTAATAGTTCGCACCTTATCGGAAAGGCCGCAGATATCGCAGTCGGAAGCGGAGCAGAAAGATACATTATCCTTAACGCTCTTATCAAATCAGGATTTAAACGTATTGGAATCGCTAAGACCTTTATCCATGCAGATACGGACTCTATCGATCAAGGAGGTAATAAACCTAACTCCGTCTGGACTTACTAATACTGTAGGTAGTACGATAAACCATACAAAAAGTATAAATTAAAGGATAATTGAATGAGTAAAGACGCAATTAGCGTAAAGTCTAACGGCTTAAGAAACGAATTAAAAGAGATACGCAAAAGTATCGACAAACTAACGGAAGTTTTACTTCTACAAACTAACAAACATGCGAATAACACTAATAATACTTGTAACGACTCTAGTGGGTTGTGCAAGTGCCAGAAACAAGAGACTAGCTGAATATAAAAAAATTACTAAAGATATCTGCGTAGATAACCATCACGAAGTTAAGTTAGCTCAGATACTTTATAATAAGATGCTTAAATAATGTTAAAACTACTTTTAGGACTTTTAAAAGGAGGAGACGGTAGAAAGTCGGTAGCTGGTAATTTAGCTTGGGAGATAAGAGAAGCTATAAAAGGAAAAGAGTTAGATCCTAACGAACTACTAGAGATTCAAACTAAAATAAACGAAATAGAAGCTAATCACCGCACAGTTTTTGTAGCGGGCTGGAGGCCATTTATAGGCTGGGTATGCGGGGTAGCTTTTGCGTTTCACTATATAGTAATGCCCTTACTTTTAGCTTATACTGATATAAAGC